ATGGCTTGCCCAATTTGTAAACCAAACTCTTCCGAAGCCTTCTCTTTATCGGAAACAAATTGGCTTGGAAACCCCGCAGATGTGATATCTATTTTAACATCTTTCATCTAATTATTTCGCTTAGCGTTCCTTTATTGCTGTACCTTGCAAAGTTAATCTTTATTTTTGATTGTTTTTTCTCAGGAAGGTATAGGTTCTTTTGCGTGGCCATAATAGCCAACCCTGAACTGATAGAAGCATCGTGCTTTGTTCTGTCTGAAATGTCAAACTTAGCCCAATCCTCTAGCGTTCGTATAAATATCATATCACCCATATCACCCGCATCTCTATAAGTGCCATCCATATCCATACCTATGTACTTCTCAATGTAAGACTCAATAGCAGAGGCGTGAGCCTGCTTAACGTCCTCACTACTGTTTGGTATACCACCTAGCTCTCTCTCTGTCTTAGATAGGTTGTTGTACTGCTTGTCAGGTCTGTTCATACAGAAACCTCTGTACCCCCTATTCTTAAAGTGATATAGTAGCCTTGGCTTGTTGTTCTCTATAAGTATTGGCATACCATAAAAAACACACGCCATTAGAACATCCTCATAAAAGATCTCAGCTGTCTGAGGTCTTGCTATGTACTCTAGAAAGAAAGTGTTTACAGGAGCTTCGTCCATATGGTAGGTGGTCAATCCGTGGAGAGCTCCGTTAGAGCCACCTCCACCAACAACACCTGAGATGTCATAAGAGTCACAACCAAATGCACCTAGATGATCATTGCCGGGATACTTGACACCGTTCTTAGTTATCATCCTATTCTGCATATGCGGCTTAGGATTCCAAGAGATAAAGAACCTTCCACTGTTGTTAGGGCTAAACATAACCTCAGTGTCCTTTATTCCATTCTTCCAAGAGAACGATCCCCTTGTTACGTGGTGCTCTTTTATTAAAGAGTCGTTGTAGTCTATCTGCTGATATATTTTTGTTAGGTTAAATAGAGACTGCTTGCTCTCATCCCTGAATGCGTGAGACTCTGTCCTTGGGAACTGACGATAGAACTCATTTAATGCATCCGCATCGTTCTTAAGAGACTCAACCTCATTGTTCCAATAGTCTACAGCTCCACTCTTAATTAACCTTCCATCAACGCCAAGAACAGGAGCTTCAGGTGTATTGAACACAGGCATACCATATCTGTCGATAAAGCCCTCCATATTCCATTCCATTGGTATAAATAAACCATAAAGACCACTCTTAGTTCCATTCCATTGGTATAAATAAACCATAAAGCCCACTCTTAGTCTGACCATTCTTATTCCTTTGCGATACATTTGAATCCTCGTAGATGTCCTTGTAGTTCTGACCTCCCTTGCTAAGTGCATTTGAGGTTGACCCCATCATACACTTACCTATTATCTTCATACCTAGACGTAGACAGGTTTTAGTTACCCTCCAATTGTCCTTTATGTTATTTGGCTTAAGCCATTTAGCACTCTCATCGTGAGCTAAGAACAATAGCTTCTCACCATCGTAGCTGTTGTCATCCGTATTCTTCCAATCTATTGATGTGTCAAGACCCTCGATATCGCTATCGTCAGTCTCGTACATATTCTTCTTAGTTATCTTTGACGCAGGAACTCTGAACGCAAGCTCTGTCTTTGGCTTGTCCATACCATCCATTACGGGTCTAAAGAAGAACGGAAGCCTTACGTTAATCGGAACTACCTTGTCCGTAAACATCTTCTTGGCATCTCCTCCCGTCTTAGATAGTATACCAATCCTCGCATCACGTGCAAGCGTACCTATATTAATGCACTCGGAGGATGACATAAATGAGAACCCTGAACGTCTAATCTTTAGATAGACCATCCCAAAACTTCTTTCGTCTGCCCTACAAGCCTCCCAAAAAATCCAATAGATCCTATTAGCTTCCCTGTAGTCAGGGTATCCAACGTCAATAGACGCCCACTGAAGGTACATATAATGAGACCCTGTTATGTAGGTAGGGTTACCATTATTCATAAACCAATAGCCCCTCTCTCTGTAGTCAAACTCTTCCTCAATGTAGTCAACCCATCTGTCCTTAAACTGAGATGGCTTCTCGTTCCATTGAAATATAGACTGTATTCTTGATAGCTCTTTAGGGATTGGCATCCTTTCCCAATACTGTTCCTCCGGCTTCTTGTGTCTTTGAGGACACAACCTAGGTGCTAACGGAAGACCTATCTTTAGGCCCTGTATATCCACTATATCTCCTACCGTGCCGTCCTTAGATATTACAATGAAATCATATTTTTCGTCATAGCCATACACCCAAGACTTTGCTTTGTTCTTGGTGGCCCTAACGGTGTTAGGTATGTAGTCTTGTACAACCCTGTATATGCTATCTTGCTCTTCCTTCTGCAAATCCTCCCTTTGTGTGTACCTTATTCGGATTCTTTTCTAGAGACTCTATAGCCTCCTGCTCCGCATCTATTCTGTTTAAAATCTCAAACGCATCAAATATAGCGAGCTTCTTAGTAGCCGCTGCATTTTTTAGTCTATCCGCAGATAGATCCTCACCGTCATCGTTCTTAATAATATCCTCCTTGGCAACCTTAATTAGCTGCTCAACGGCTGCGTGTCCCGCCTGTATTATCCTTAGCTTAGTATCCTTTGAGCTCATATTACCATACTTATGTGGTGGTCGTACATTCTATAAAGCTTCTCACCATCAATATTAAACTCGTACTCAGTATCGGGCAAGAATGTAACTGTGTCACCACTCTTAACGCCCTTGCTCTTTAAGTACTCGTTTGCGTACTTAATTTTACCCATAAGAGGCTCTTCTGCGAACGGCTTGTATATGTACGACTCAATCGTAGGGATTGGCTTTACAAAGCAATACTTGTCGTATGCGGTCCACTCCTCACCGTTGTAGAACATAAAGAACTGCTCTGAGTCCACAAAGAATAAATCATCCTTAAAGAAGCTCCTTCCGCTTCTTTGGTTACCCTTCATATCGTTGTAGAACTTAAAAACATTGTGGTGGACAAGAAGTATGTCACCTATCTTTATAGGTCCTGAGTACCCTATTGGTGTTTCAACAACCTCACCGTACCTATTGGCTGACTTGTAGTCCTCCTCTGAGGTGCTAACTATAAAGTCTACGTCACCAATTTTTTTAATATTATTGTACCTCTTGCCATCTAGTGGCCTTACTATAAAATTAAACGGTGATTTCATTAAAAGTTTATATTATACTCAATCGATATAGGCACTGTTTCTGAGAACTCTTTCCAAAGTAGTACCTCATCACTGTGCTCGATCCATATCTCTATTGAGTTTTTATTATTAAATTTGATTAAATGTATTTTATGCGTGTTGCCTAAGACATCCTGCCCTACTATGTAGTGCATAGCTCCTGACTTGTAGTCAGGCCCTATCGATATCTTTCTAATAGCCCCCACTATCCAACTTTAAATATTTGAATTTGTGCAGATGGTACATCATCCCAAGGACCTGAAGCAGTATGAGTATACATACCACCTTGGTTAACTCCCGAAGAGTCTCTTAGTATCTCCCAAGTAAGAACAGTTCCAACCTCAGTAATGTTTATTACAATAGTAGTCTCGTAAGGGAACATAACACCTGTTGTGTTTAGCTCAAACCCTTTAACTACACCTGCCTGAACGCCATCTATTAAAGCTCTGAATAATAAAACAGAAACTCCTCCTGAAGAACCTTGTCTCTCAATATTACCAAAACCATTAAACAAGTACATACCTGTTTTGTTAAATGTAATATTACCTAATGCATCAAGCATCACAGGGTCTGTTGAGGTATTCTGTGCAGCACCAAACGTTACCTGAAGTGGCGTATCTAATCCACTTGGTACTTGGTTAGCTGTAGAAAAAGCATACAAAACACTTGTAGCCGATGGGCTTACTAAGCTTAAAATACTACCTACTGTGTAGTTCTTTGTTTTGCTTGAGTCTTCGTTGTCAGTTCCTATTAACTTATCTTCTAACGTAACTGTAGCGTCTATTGGGTATGTGCTTATTATTGACATTTTATTTTTCAGGTATTGTAACTTCTCCCGTTTCGATATTTATAGTTGCATCTTCGCCATACTTTAATGATAACTCAGACTCAACTTGAGCGTATACAACCTTAACCTCATCAATCTGCTTCATAATCATCTGCTGAGAAATGTATGCGTCACCTAATTGAATCTTTAAGCCGTTAAACTCGTTTAATAATTCTCTTACTCTAGTAAGCTCTTCTTTTTTTAATTTAGTCATTTTGATTTAATTTAATTTATGCAAATATATTTTATTTATTGTTATGGGCCCGGAAGATATGCAGGAACTACATAATCACTGCCATTTACATTTATTGTAATCCAAATATCAGGTTGTGGTGGTATATTTATTGGGCCTACGCCTTGATTATCTACTCGTAAAGTTCCATTAACGTTTAAATTGCCAACTCCTATATTGTCTGTAAACGTGCTATCGCCATTTACTGTTACTCCATATAAAAATTTAATACCCATCTACTATATTGATATTATCATTACTCTTATGCTGTTAAGTGCTATTGCTGCTCCAAATGTAACTGTTATGCTATCAGGAGTTAATCTTTTAACTTCCGCATAAACTGTATCCCCTGTAGAAACCTCATACAACTGAACCATAACATCTAAATTATCTAAGGAATGGGTTATGTTGTATGCAGTTGCCGCACCGTTTCCAATAAATGCATTAAACTTTGTGCTTGTTGATACACAAACATCAACAGCATTACAAAAATCTGTAATCTGAGTAGATGGTATTGCTATTGTAGTATTACTAGCTGAGGTAATTCTTCCTTGTGCGTTTACTGTAATAGCTGATACCGCACCTGCATTACCATAGGTCGATGCAGTTACTCCTGAGTTCGCTATCGATACAGCTCCTGTAGATACACTTAATCCACCCGCTGTAGGAAACGATGCAATACCCGGAGTTGTGCTTGTAGCTAAGTCAATATTACTCTGAACTGTAGTCCAATCTGCTAATGTAGTTGGGCTATTGACATTCGCAATAAGCATATCACCAACCCTAACCTGCTCACTAAAGAATAATCCATCTACAGTAACAGTCCAAGAAAACCCTTTGTTTATGGTTATAGTTGGAGGTGTGTCAAGGTTAGGACTATTTGTAGATGCATTATATCCACCTTGAAATATTAATGCTCCTGACCCCGCAAGAGTTAAATCAACATACCCCTTTGTAGCTGCGTCTTGTGCTGCTGTAGGGTCTAATAAAGATACAATCTTATTAGAACCCATATTTACTTGCTCTGTAGCAGTACCCCAAGCACTTACAGGCAATGCACTTACAACCTTAGTTCCCTGAGTAGTACCACCACCCCATAGCCCGACTAACTTATCAGTTGCTTTATTTAAAGCTGATGCATTAGCAGGAAGCTCATTTAGAGCAAGCGTAATTGTCATTTGGTCAGTAGCACCACCTAAGGTTGTGATACCTGTACCACCTACAAAAGTAATTGTGTTACCGTTTGATATACTTTGGTTAGCACCTGAGTCACCCGCTATGGTGAACGAGCTCATCGTGCCCGGAGCTGAACCTGCTGATATAGAGGTTATGTGACCCTGAGCATTTGTTGTAACTGAAGTTGGATACGCATACGTACCTGCAGTTCCAAAGTCATCGTGGTTTATTGTAACAGTAGATGTACTACCGCCACCATTTAACGCAGTGCCTGCTATTATTGAGGTTATTCCGCCCGTAGGACCTGCAGCACCATCAAGGACAACCCAAGCCGTACCATTATAAAAGTTAAAACTTTTTGTTGCAGAGTTATAAAAAAATTGACCCTCTCCAAGCGGAGTAGGGTTAGTTGCAAGAACCTGCAACAATGAATTTTGTATCTGATTTCCCTCTAGGGAGATACTATTTAAGTACTTGATAGCCATAATTTTTTAATTTAAAAATGCTTTACCTGAAAATGTATTAGT